GTCGGATGAATATCTGCAACGGTTCAGGGCTTTGTTGGACCTGGATGGGGAGGAGGGCGCTATGTGGCGCGCATGGGTCCGCTTGTCGCTACCAATATTTAAGTTTTATCAATATATGACGACCTACTATCGAAGTGGGCAGATTAGCTGTGTTGCTTATGATGATTTGAGTGAGAAGCTTCTTTGGGTTTTTTCTGGCGAACTCGCAAACGTTCTTGTGACAGATTTTTTCAAACGGGATTTCTCGCAATTCTGGTGTGGGTAAAAGATGGATAACTTTGAGCACAACAAGAATGTAGAGGACTTGTTGAGGGATGTTGCGACATTACCAATCAGCGCGCTGGCCTATCTTGTTCAATATTTGGAACACAGTGAACTTGGGAAATTAGTAGTACATAAAAACCCAAACAGGAAGCTATACGCGGTGGCAAGGCCGACATCGGATGAATATCTGCAACGGTTCAGGGCTTTGTTGGACCTGGATGGGGAGGAGGGTGCTATGTGGCGGGCATGGGTCCGCTTGTTGTTACCCATTTTGAAGTTTTCTGAATATATGACGATTTACTATCAAAGTGGGCAGATTAGTTGTGTTGCGTATAATGACTTGATAAAGAAGCTTCTTTGGGTTTTTTCTGGCGAACTTGCAAACGTTCTTGTGACAGATTTTTTCAAACAGGATTTTTGGCAATGGCAAAATCAGTAAAGAAAAAAGCAGCTAAGAAGACGAAGGCGAAAAAGGCAAAAATCCCTGCCAAACAGGGAATTTCTAAGAGTTCAAAGAAGAAAAGGGCCAAGAAAAAAACAGCTAAGAGGACAAAGCCAAAAAGGTCGGCGAAAAAAACGAAAAAGGCGAAGAAGGCGGCTAAGAAGAAATCAGCAGTCAGACAGTTCACTACTAAGCAGCAGCGGCTCATCGACTGCTACGCTGGTGATATCAAAGAGGCCGCCAAGAAGGCTGGATTATCCTACGACTATGCGAGAAGACTGGTCACAAAAAGTCACATTCTTGAAGCCATCCGGAACCGACAAGACACCGAGGTCAGACCAAAAGAAATAGCGAACAGGCAAAGACGGCAGGAGTTCTGGACCCAGATAATGGACGATAAAAAGGAGGACACACGAGATCGGCTCAAAGCCTCGGAATTGTTGGGCAAGAGCGAAGCGGACTTTACGGAGAATCTGTCACACAGGTTCCCGGAAAATTGCGGAGTAATGCTTATCGGTGGACAGATGGGCCCGAACAAATGGAAAAAACAGTCGAAACGACACCACAAACATGGAAGCAACAGCAGAAATACAAGTTGAGCCAAAGGTGATTTGGCAACCACACCCCGGAAGCCAGGAGCTTTTCCTGAACTGCCCGATTTATGAGGCTATATACGAAGGCACTCGCGGGCCGGGCAAGACGGATGCTTTGCTGATGGACTTTGCTCAATTTGTTGGAAGGGGATACCGAACCGAGTGGAAGGGCATTTTGTTTCGCCGCGAGTACAAGGAATTTGATGACATTGTCGAGAAATCACGGAAATGGTTCCCACGGATTTTCCCAGGGGCGAAGTTCATAGCCTCCAAAGGGGACTACAAGTGGATTTTCCCTAACGGCGAAAAGCTGTTCTTCCGCACGGCGAAGAAGGCAAGCGATTACGACAGCTATCATGGCCACGGATACCCCTGGATCGGCTGGGAGGAACTGACGAGCTGGCCCAATGAAGAGCTATACATTGCCATGCTGTCAATTTGTCGGTCAGCGCATCCTGGTATGCCTCGCCACTACCGGGCCACCTGCAATCCCTGGGGAGTTGGACACCACTGGGTCAAGGCAAGATTCATCTCACCCATGCCGCGAGGCGTTGTTATCGAGGACGAAGAAGGCAGGGAGCGTGTAGCCATACACGGCGAGATATGGGAAAACACCCACTTGCTCGAAAACGATCCGGAGTATCTGAAGAACCTGAAGGCCCAGACAGGGTCAAAACGTCAGGCATGGCTCTTTGGCGATTGGGACATTGTAGCCGGCGGCATGTTTGGTGATGTATGGGATTCCAAGAGACATATCGTGCAACCGTTCAATGTGCCGCGCACCTGGAGAATAGACAGATCATTCGATTGGGGGTCAGCCCGACCATATTCTGTTGGCTGGTGGGCGGAGTCCGATGGTTGTGATATAGAATTGCCTGATGGCAGCACCATGAGCACACAGCGGGGCGCCCTGTACCGCATAGCGGAACTCTACGGCTGGACGGGCAAACCAAACGAGGGTACGCGGGAGTTGGCGGTCGAGGTAGCTCGGAAAATCAAGGCCCTCGAAGCAAACATGGGGCGCAGGGTATGGCCAGGCCCCGCGGATTCGACGATATTCGATACTGAAAATGGTAAGTGCATTGCCGATGACATGGCCAATGTGGGTGTGGGTTGGAAAAAAGCAGACAAAAGGCAGGGTAGTCGGATAAATGGTTGGGAGATACTACGCGAGAGGATGAAGAACACTCTCAGCGGGGAAGGGCCGGGGCTGTATGTGTTCGATACGTGCCGTCAGTTTATCCGCACGGTCCCGGTATTGCCGAGAGATGAGAACAAACCCGATGATGTTGATACCGAGGCCGAGGATCACGTAGCCGATGAAGTACGATATCGAGTACTGGCCAAAGGTAAGTTCTACTTTTCAGAAAGCGACTTATCATAGAGATGGATATGCAAACAGCACAATCAACTGATAAATCTGAAACACAAGGCTTAGAAGCTCGCTACAAGCGGATATATGGCGCCGTGGCTTTCACCGGTAAGTGCCCGGGCTATGCGGTTGTTGTCGGCATGATTCAAGAGGAGCATTTTGAAAGTCACGACATCTATCTGATTGATGAGTTCGAGTCTGCGGATATGAGAGAGCTTATCAGGCAATGTGGAGTGTTAGATTGTAAGTACAAGCCGGAAGTATGGATCGGGAATAGACTCAATGATGCAGCGGACCGCTTCATCAAAGAAATGAACAAGGAATTTAAGTCCTCTCGGCGGTTCTTTGGGCTTAGATCAACGCCGATTTTGGATATGAAAAATCCGTATGAATTTATCTGTCCCCAATTAAAACATTTGCTGAGTAAAAAACGAAGGCAGTTATTTTTAGAGGATAGTAAGTTAGTTGCTGAGCTGGATGGTATCGATCCATTCCAGATAAGTGAGTTTGAGTTTGGCGATCATCCGGCTATAGAAGCACTTGCATTTGCTGTCATTGAATTACGAAACAGAGGTCATGGTATGACAGCCGATGAAGCAAAAGAAATTTGGGCAAGACACAGGAGATCTTAACTAATACAGAAGTTCTAAAAGTTGAGTAACGGGTTTGCCTTTTGACCGGCCAGTTGGAGGGCAAGGTAAGAACAAAAAGCGGCTGTACTGGAGCCAGTACCTTCAGTAGTAGCCGCTTTTTTGTTGCCCAAATCGAAAGGTTGAAAAGTTGAAAAAGCTGCTGGATATTAACGACCTAATATTTATTCGAGTAATCGATCCCGCGGCCTTTCGGGCCATACCCCGTTATCTATTTGAGCAAATCAAAGGGACGGATGATGTAATGATTGACCGGCTCAATCAATGCGCCAGTGAGATATTGACAACACCGGTGGTTAATGAAAATGGTCAACTTATCAGGATTCCAAATCCTATTGTTTGTATTGCGTCTCTTCACGATATTGCTCGCCAGATAAAAGGTTTCCTCTGGGCCGAGATTGACATTATCGAAAGGCATATTTTTGTCCAAGCATACTCAGTGGACAAAGAATATCAATCGAACAACGGGGCGGTCGAGAAAAGAATGGTCAAATATCTTTTCGATTTACCTATCCCTGATGAATTTAAAACAAAAATAAAAATGGCGACTTTGCAGCCAAAGGTCTTTGAGGAAAAGTTTGGCTGGAAGCGCTCTAACAAAGTTTTAATGGAGATTGAAAATGTTGGGTCTCAAATCACAAAGCCAAACGATAAAGGTCTATAGAAACGGTAACACTTTCCAGATTGACCCGGACAATCCGGGCGTTCGATATTTTGGGGGTGGCGGAACAAAAGTTAAGCCAGTTGACCCATTCAAAGGCACGGATTTCAGGGAGCTTTATAACCAGTTCACAGACTGGCTGCAACCTAACATAGGGCCGGTGACGGCCTATCCCGGTCCAATGGTTCCGGGGCCATCTCCCTTACAGCAAGCGGGGTTCGGTGTAGCTCAAGGTCTTACTCCGATTGCTTCGGGCGGTCAACAGTTTTTCGGAGATATTTTAGGCCGGACAGACGTCGAAGCGCCTGGAAGGGCGATGGGGATGGCCGAGAAAGGGCTGAGCGACGTCCTGGCGCCGTTCGACCCATCAATGGTGACAGAAGGACTCCAACCAGGTAAAGATTTGGCGCTCAATACATTTTTCAGAGAGTTCATGCCGAGACTCAAGGAGTCAATGGTATCGAGGGCGGGCACGGCAGACACAGGGGCTCTGGATAGGTTAGCTGTTCAGGGTGGAGAGGACATATCATTAGGCCTGGGAGCGCAATCATTTCCTTATCTATTCGGCGGCCAGCAGAACCAGTTAGGCCGGCAGCAGACGGGAGTAAATCAGGCGATGAACCTTGCCGGACTTCCGGGGCAAGTCTTAGGCCAGGCGGGACAAATAGGAGGGATGGGGGCGAACCTTCTCGGTCAGCAGATGAATATCGGCGGGATACAGAGGGACATCACCGGCCAACAGATGCAGGAACCATTACAGAAGTGGCAAGTCGAGCAGCCGTACAATAACCCTTACCTGCAAATGATAGCGGCCCTGAGCAGTTCAGCACCGAGAATGGATTACATCAATCAGGGACAGGCGCCTGGATTAGGCTCACAAATGCTTCCGGCCTTGGGTATGGGATTGGGTAGTTATTTCATGGGTGGTGGTACTTTAGGCGGGATGGGTTCAAGCCTTATACCTGGTGGTCTGGCTGGTCTTTTAGGTGGTGGTGGTGGTGGAGTTGGAAGTGCTGCAACCTATCCTTACGGCACATCGTTTGGTGGTATAGCACCCTGGATGGGGCCTTAATTATTAAGGAGAAATATCATGGGAATTATGAACGTTCCATACGGCCCACGGACGGACCCGAAAGCATTATTCCGCTAAGGCTTTCAGAATATGATTGGCGGGATCGGAGGCTTAATCTGAATAGAGTCTTTGTCAATAAAGGACTTACATAATGACTTGGTGTTGTGCTTGTGCAAAATGGTCAATAAATGCCCAAAATTAGCCGGAGCGACACCCGCAAATATATAGGAGCTTGAAATGGGAATTTACAACTTTACATACGATCCGCGGACAGACCCGAACGCTTATTTTGCTCAGGGGGTAAAGAATGCTGTTGCCGGCTTTATTGAACAAAACCAGGCAAAAATCGAAGGCCGAGAGATAAGCCAACTTGCTGATGCCTTGCCGCCGAACCATCCTTTGCGAGTCGCTTTATCTCAGGGGCCTATACGTAGTCCAGCACTCCGGCGGACAATGCTTGGCGGCTTGGGGCAAAGCTTGTTCAATCCGTTTGCGGCACAACAAGGAGAGGCAAATCTTCGATATACAAAAGCCAGAACAAGAGCGCTTAAAACTCCCAAGCCGGCAACTCTTTCACCTATTATGAAGATGGTTGGAGAGGGACTAATCACACAGGCAGAAGGTAGAAAATTGGCAAGAAAAGACACTGATGATGATCTGAACGAAAAAGAAATTATCGGTATTATGCACACAATCGAAAGGGCATTGGAAGCAACTTATGATGCGATTGGTTCTCCTATCCCTGGCAGGGAAGACCAGCGAAAATATTATGTTGAGCAGCTCGAACACTATAAATCACGTTTAGATGAAAACAGGTCAGCGAGAAGGGGAGCAACGGAAAGTTATTACAGCCCATCCAATCCCCCCCTTGAAAATTTGCCGTTAGGCACACTCGAAGTAAACCGCACCGCCCCTATAGCACCCCGGCCGTATCTCAATAGCTACTGTCTCTTATACACATCTGACGCTGCCGACGAAGGCTTAGGTGTAGATCTCGGTGGTCGC